AATGTATGTGCAAAATCACCACCAGAATAAAGAGCACTAGTTGCAGTACCTACAAATTGATGAGTATAATCTCTTTCATCTACATCTAAAATTGTATAATCTTCACTAGTACTTGTTAATCCTACAGGATACTTAGGATAGATTGTAGTTGTTATACCAGAGAATCCACTATTGATTATTACTGCATCAGTTCCTACACCTACGAATTGATGTATAGAATCTGTTCCAGTACCAACATTAATGGTTATGCTTTCAGCAGTTCTTTCAATAATTGGTGTAGCTATTCCAGCAATAGGATCTGTACCATGACGTGGATATGAATGATAAGAGGAATACCCATCCTGTGAACATGTAAATGTTAATGAATTGGTTGCAATACCAACACTCTGGCCTACACCTAAAGCATTAGCACCAATTGTTAATACTAAATTACCAGTAGTTTGTTGATAAACTGCATTAGATACACTATAACTATCGTTACATGTAAACGAAAGGCCAACCAATTTAACTTGTTTAATAACACCAGATTCAAAATAAGTGGGATTAAGTGTAGTAAGTTCTAATTCACCAGTAACATTATCATAATCTGCAGCTGTAATTGGATTCTTAGTTGATGCAACAGTTGGGAATCCAACAATACTAGTAATACTACCAGCAGCATCAGTTTCAATATATGCTTTTGCTGGTACTGGAACAGCATATCCCAATCCTGGTGTAGATCCAAGAGAAATTAACACACCACCTCTTGGTAGTTGGTTTTGGTTTACATCAGCATCACTAATATAAACATCTCCTGTAGCAGATGCTATACCTGTAAAGACAACACTACTAATTCCAACACTAGTGTCTTCTTGAATTTCGAAATTATTATCTGGATTATTTGCAGCAGATGGTTTCTGGAAGATATTACTAATAAGAACTAATCCACTACCACCAGTACTTCCTAGACCAACAGTATTTGCACCACCAACTCTTAATCTGAATTTGGTATCAAGTCCAGTAAATTCATCTGTTATATCATCATATATTTGGTTAGTATTATAATCATTCCTTAAGAATGCACGTCCAGTAAATGATGATGTTGGGAAAGGTAAATTACCTGCATCTTTCTCTACCTGAGGATTACCTCTAGGAGAATCTGTGAAGTATACTTCCTTACCAACAATTTGATATGAACCTCTATAAAGTTGAACAGTTGAGTTATTTGCATGAGCTGATGGTGCTGAACCAACGAAGGATCTTTCAACTTCAATAAGAGATGTTGTTCCAATTCCAGTAATTGGGCCATCTGTTTCAGTACCTATTCCAAGATTAAGAATCTTCATATACTCTTCACCAACCCTCACAATATCATCAGGGCCAAGAGATGAAATACCACTAAGTGAGAACGTGGTTGCAGTAGTACCTATACCTAATGTTCCAGCACCATCAATATCTTCTGTATTATTCTGAAGACTGAATGCAATTGGATTATATGCTAATGGAGATTGTATTAAATTATCAATAGTAATGACTGCTTTTGTATTAGCAAGAGCCATTTGGAATTCATGTGCATTTCCTGTACCAACACCAACAAATGTAACACCAGTACCAGCAAGTGCTAATGTCTTAGTAGTTGCTATCTGGAATGAATCACTACCATCTCTAATAGCAAATACAGGACTTGTTAATGAATTAATTCCACCGCCACTATCTACATATTGCATTGGAGTAGATCCAACACCAACAAATGTTGAATTTGGTTTGTATATTAATTCTTCTGCAGTTCTAAACCAATGATTATCAATACTAAATGTACCTGATGTAAGATTAACTATATTTGTTGCAGCAGGATTAAATGTCTTAGCAAAAATTGGAGTACTTCCAGAGGTTAAGGTAAAATTCTTTCTATTAATCCTATCACCATTAATTGCATTATAGAAGAATAATTTAAGATTTTCTCTTCCACTACCAAATTCAAGATCTGAAGTAAGTTCTTCATTAAGTGTATCTAATGGGCCATACATACAGAGATTTAATGAAGATACCTGAATTTCAGTAGCTGTATATGCAGAATCTGGAATAAACTCAAGTTGTAGTTGATTACCATTAAATTTACCGTTGAAGGATCCTATTCCCGACATAGAATCTGAAACAGATGTACTACCAACAGATATGAATGGTGATGGTTGTGTATAAACATCACCAGTATCGTGCATTAAATATACTTGATGTAATGCTTTAGTTGATCCAGCACTAACTTCAATAACAGACTTAACTGCATTAAAGTCAGTGTTAAGGACTGAGAATACATTTCTTGTTCCAGTACCAGTAGCATAATCAGACTGATAAAGAGCAGTTTGTTCAGATCCTTGAGGTTGACCAGGTGCTAAGAATCTATAAGTTCCAACTCCAACAGCTGTTGTACCAAATCCAACTATTTTAGACTTAAGTTGTATTTTGTCTGTTGAATCATTTTTATACTCAACTATTAACTCATTACCATAACCAGAATCTGTTGAGAATCCTACCTCAAATTCACCCATCAAAGTATTTGAATACATTCCAAGATCAGAATGGGTATCAACAAAATATTCAGAAGTATATGTATTTTCACCATCATGTGTAACATATAATTCTAAGTAATTTTGTTCATTTGTTGTTTCATTTAATAAATGATTTTGTAAATGTAATGAACTATATTTCTCAGAATTTAAACCAACAATTCTTGTAGTTGTTATTCCTGCTGAAAGAGTAGTAGCAATACCAACAGAACCAGTTATATTAACAAATCCTACTGCATATGTACCTACACCAGCAAGTTCGTTGAATTGTGTTCTAATAACCTTAAGATCATAGTCAGTGTTATATGCATCTGGTAAAGGAATAAATCTAAGGTAACTATCTCCAAGAGAAGTTTCTTGAACATCAAAAGTTCCAATAGATGTTTCATCATTTAATTTCTGCTTCTCTAATAATACAGATTCTGTCCCAAAATTATTTAATAGTACCAAATCTGCTGTTTGAATATCAGTTTGATCTAGATTAGTAACTCTAACAAACAGAGATTCAAAAGTATTAAGTTGAGAAGCTTCTATTTCGAATAAATTTAAAAATTCACTTGGTTCACCGTCTAAGTTTGAGAATTGCCTATTAATATCATCTACTATCAGAACTTGATTACTCCTTCCAAGTAAGTAAGATGATAATCTCTTATTTTCAACTTCAACAAATTTAGATGCTTTACCAGTTAAAGCTAGATTACCAACAGTGCTATTATATTCCAAATCATATGCAGTAGTCCAATTATAAAGTGTATCTACTCTTTCATCACCTGTTAGATCAATAATAGAAAGTGATTGATCTGTACTACCAATTCCAGATACTACTGTTGTGGATGTAATTCCTGTATCTGCAAAGTTCTTAAGGCCTGCAGTATGAAGTAATCCATTTACTGGACTTCTTAATGTACTATATTCTTGACTACTCTTAACTGTATATGAAAGATTTTGGAAATAATCATTGTCAGGAAGTACTTGATTATCTAAATTTAATTTTCCAGTATCATTAGTCCAACCAATATCCTTTTTAGCTGCATAACTTACAGAATATCTTCCAAGGTTCTCAGTAAGACTAACAATAGCCGCTATTGTTCCAGAGTCCTTTCCAACAATAACTTCATCAGGACTTAATTGATAAGTTCCAAAAACTTTAATAAAGTCAGGATTTCTTGCATCATCTTCAGTTGAAGTAATGTATAAATCTCTTACAACATCGTTTGAAATTATTTGTTCCCCAACAATAAATTGAGATGGGTATTGATAAGTTGTAAATGTTGGATAATTATTCTTATTAATGATTACTGCTAAAGATCCCTGATCAGTAACAGCAACACCACAATTTGTTGTGAATTCAGTTGCATCAAGGGTTACTGAATCTGTCGTACCTGGTGTATATGCTATAACTTTAGGGAATCTATAACCCAAATCTACAGAGTTAAATCCAGTACCAGCAGTACCAACTTTAACCATATTTTCTATAAAGACCTCATCACCTACTGTAAATGGAAGTGGAGAGTATCCTGTTGATGGAGTGGTAATATAACAAGTAAATATTCCAGTATTATTACTAGTAACCGTTTTAATACCAATACCATTAGTATTATTAGTTGTATACAATTCTACAGGTACTTCTGGTAATCCAGATGGAGCTACAACTACTTCAACATTTCCTATTGCAGGGCCTGATAATGTTGCTTTCAATAAACCAGAATCAATTTTCTGCCTTGTAGTTGGATTTACAATTGATAAATTTGGAGCAGATAGATAACCATCACCACCATCAGTAACAGTAACCACACCTATTGTATTTGAATTTTCAACAACAATTAAAGGTGAAATAAATGCATTTGGTTTTAAAGTTTTATCTGAAGAATATTCAAACCCTTCATTAATAATTCTTACCTGATTTGCATTACCAATTGATTTTGAAGCAGGAATAATATATGCACCTGATCCTGTGGTGGTAGTACCAATACCAACAAAATTAGGCAATCTCTTATATCCAAATCCACTAAAGTTAACGTCTGCTTGGTCAACACCACCAAATGCTGTTAGAGATGTTGTAGTATATTCTAAAGAACTAGTTTCATTTGAATAATCCAATCTTTCTGGAATTTGCCTTAAAGAAATATCAAATGTTGTAGATCCTGTAGCAATAACATTGTACCTATCGTTATATAAACTATCTGCAAAATTAATTAATGAATATTTTTCAACTTGAGTATCTGCGGTACTAATAAATCCACCCTTCTCTAAGTTATAATATAACTCAGATGGAAGCATACTATCATAATTTAAAGTCCTAGTTGCAAGGGTACCAATACCAGCTGTTCCAACACCTGTTATAGTAAACGCAGCCGCACCTGTATATCCAGTAGAAACAAATTCATTTTTAAACTTATTATCATAATAGAACTTAAGATCATATCCCTCTAAAGACGGATCAACTATATCAAATACTAAATCACTATTTCCAACAGTAAATAAGGATGGATTTATTAAAGAAAGAGATTGTATAGATCCTCCAGTATCAGCCATTCCAACTACAATAGGTGGATTGGTATAAGCATCTTTAGATGATTCGGTTAATTTAATAACATCATCATCAACTTTAAATACAAAGTAACCACCAGTTGATAATCCACTAGCAACATCATTGGCCTCATAGAAAACTCTATCTCCTGTTTCTAATCCATGCTCACTTAAAGTTATTTCATTAGTTATTGAATTAATACCAGTATTATTAAAACTAATGGGATTAACTAAAATATTTCCAGTATCTGCATTTCTCTTAAGTCTTACACCTGTGGATGTTCCTATACCAACTGAAAGATTAGATTTAACATTCAAATCAATCTGATCACCTACAACTAACCCATGAGTAAATGATGTAGAAATAGAAACTGTTGAATTAATTTTTTGTGTCTTTGCTAATACCTGCTCAAATTTAGTAGTAATTAAATAATTATTATAGTTAGTACCACCACCAGTAAAGTAGACATCTGAGAAACCTATACCAACACCAGTTTTTATTCCAACATAATTTTTACCTCTATTAGTAACATATACTTCTTGTGGTAAATTATAACTAACAGTACCAGAACTATTAGCAATAGATATTTGTGCTGCTCCACCAGGAACTGAAACAGTTACTGATTCATTATTTTTAAACTTATGATTTGGTATATAAATTGTTTGAGTTGGAATACTTCTTGTAATTGTAGTACTTCCAAATCCAAATGTTGATGTATGGGTGACACCAGGTGTAACACCAAAACCAACAGCCTTGATTGGATTGAAATATGCAATATTGTTTATTGCTGATTCAAAATAAGGTACAGTTTTAGGAATAGTAAATGAATCAGGTATTATAGAAATTGTACTACCTACACCGTGCACAAGACCTGTAGAACCTCTATTAGCCCTTATTATTCTTTCATTTGGATATATTTCTAAAACCTGCATGGTTTCAGCACCAATTGTAATGCTGTTACCTATACCTAATGACTCAGGTATTGTTGAAACATATATTTCAGTTGCATTTGGTAGAGATCCTACTGTAGGTACTTCTGCAATTACTTGAGTACTTGCTGTTACTATACCAATTTGATATCTTCCATTTAGTTCAGTTAAAACTGTAGATAGGCCAGAAATAACAACATTATCACGATTAACTAAAGAATGTTGAGGTAAAATATTAACTTGAACATTATCAGGGTTCCAAGTCAGTATTGTATTATCAAAAGTTGTAACTGCAGTTTGTATATCAACGATAGGTCTTCCAACCAAAGAAGAAACCTTACTAGACAATCCTTCACCATTTGTTCCTGACTCATTAAATATCAATCCCTCATTTATTTGATAATTATCACCAGCATCAACAACGTTTAATTCATCAATGGTACCTGATGTAACTGATTCTATTATTGCCTTCTGATTAGATATTTCATTTGTTTCAATAATGAAGTCATTATCAATATCCTTCTCAGCAACTCTATATGGGAAGGTATTCCTAATAAGATTATTTGTTGCATAATCATAATCCTGAGTTAAAGGTTGTTCTTGTGGAATTGATCTATAACTGTTTCCTATAAAATATGGGAACTGTGGTTTATTTTGAGCACCACTATCCTTTATTGTTGCATAATAAGCATAAATTCCATCTGGGAACTCAGGTGTTTTTGCAAAACGACCATTATTTGCATCCAAATCACCAGAATCATCAAATTTATTATCATCTACAAAAAATCCTTCTGGGAATACTGTAGTAGAAGGTCTATCAAATATACTAGAAGCATCTAATGAATAACCACTTAATAGTCTCTTTGGAGTTGAGTTAGAATCTTGAGGATTAGAATAAGCAAAAGGCCCATAAATCGGATTTCCATCATAAGCCCACCCAATAATCTTAGATGCAATGGTTATACCTGTACCAACTTCACCAAATGATGTTCTATAAGTTTCTCCATACCCAACAACTGTATATTTTAACTTATCATCACTTTCTACAAATAATTCACTGTCACCATACTTCTCAACCATATCTATCGTTAATGGTCTAACAAAACAATCAATATTACCACCTTTACCTGCAGAAGTTATTTTTACAGTAGTTGATGCTGCAGAATATCCAATACCAGTACTAACAACTTGTACAGAGGATATTTTATTATTGGTTATAATTGGCCTTAATTTAGCACCAGATCCTGCTCCTGTAGAATCAACTATTTCTAAATCAGGTACTGAATAATATTCTACACCACCATAGTTAATATCAACACTATCAAGTTTACCACCAATGATATTTGCTTTTAATGATGCATTTCTACCATTTTGGATAGTTATTGTAGGTTTCTTTTCAAAATTAATTATAGTTGAACCATAACCAGTACCAGGTTCATACAAATAAGCATCAATGATAGTACCCGTAACAGTAGGAGTAAGTATCATCTCTTCAACGGATTGGGTAATAGTACCAAATCCTACAGGAGAATACTTTAATGATACTGAAATATCTGGATATTTGAAGACTTGGAATCCTTTACCTTCAGATTCAAACTTAACAAAGTTATCTCTATTGAAATTAGTTGGATCTGTTCCACCAAGGCCAGCATTAGTTAATCTAAATGAATCATTATCAACCTTAAGAACCTGATAATAATTTGCAGTTGTGGTTATTCCTGTACTTATTGTTAATCCAGTAATTGCTTGTGGAACCGTTGTACCCACACCTACAGCAGTTGTATATTCAACTATATCACCATTACCAAATCCATGATCTTTATATACTACTTTATTGTATTGTGTAGATATACCAGTAGGTTTAACATGCAGTTTTCTATTGGTTAATGTTCCACCATCTATAACTTCTATACCAATAACTGATTTTTGATTAGGTAAAGTGGAAAACTTATGGGTTCCACTAGTATTAGAAATACCTAAACCAACTACATTAGTTTTATTAATTGCATTTATAGCACTATCATATAATTTAACTGTTTTATTATCAATTACTTCAACAAAATAAGAAGCATTATTAACTAAAGTTTCTGTAACTACATCAAGACCAATACCTTCATTTCCATTAGACTTATAGATTACTTCTTGAGCATTCTGGAATGTATGATCAGTTAAAAATGTAATAGTATCATCAGTTTCATTAACACCACCAGAATAAGCTGTTTGTCTACCATCAAATTCAACTTCTCTTGACTTCTTAGCAATTAATGGTTCTAAAACTGCATTACCATTACCACCAACAACATTAACACTTTGAACTTCATTAATATCAAATCCTTGAGGATCAATATAAACTTTAGTAACAGAACCCTGTACTACTGGTTGTATTAAAGCATTTGTACCAACACCAGCACTAACTGCTATATTTGGTGGATTAACAACATCATAGCCACTACCATTAGTAACAACATTTGCAGATTTTAATGGGCCATAATAAACATTATCTTCAGACTTGTAGTTAGTAATCTCTACACCATTAATCATCAGACCAGTTGTTCCTGGATCTGTCTCCGTTTGATTTGCTCTATTTGAAGATGATGTTAATGAAAACTTCTTAAGTGATTTTTGTGGTGATATTTCCTCTGATCTCTGGGAATTTAATATAAATTTATGTGTTCCGCCAGCAGGTTGTAATGGAATATAAGTAGCACTCTCAATAGATGCTCTAGATCCATATAGTCTAACTTTCTTTTTATCAGTAGAAACAATCTCACAATAATATCTACCAGTCTCTAATCCAACATAATGAGCACCATCTGGCTTATAATATATTTCATCCCCTGTAAAGAATGGAACTGCAGATGGAAATATAACAGTACTATATTGATCTAATGTATTTGTTATTAAATCATCCAATCCACTGGAAGTTGCTGACTTAACATCAGTGGTTATAATATTTAAGAAGTCGGTAGTAACACCAGCTCTTCCAGATGGGAGTGAATTTGCTGCATAATATGCCTCCTCAGTATCATCTTTAATGTATAAATTTGATGTGTCGGACAATATGTTACTAAATTGTAACGGAACTGCAGTACTAACTGCATAATTTGGTTTCCTTCTAATGTCAATTGCACCTTCTACAGATAAAGCATCAGATAAGGTGATGGTATAATCACCAGCAATTGATAAAATAGTACTTTCTAGGTTTCCATTATTGAATGGTACAACATTATTTGATCCACTTCGAACAATTTCAACAAGATCACCTTTTTTTAGACTGGATTTATCAATTTTTGCCTTAGAAGTGAATTGACTTGCAGTCGCAAAAGACTGTCCTTCAATAAAATATCTACAACTTGTGTTATAAATCCAAGAATTTGCAAAAACTTCCTTAAATGATGCGTTTATAGCTGGATTTTCTATGAAGTCACCAACATTTTTGACCGAAATTATCTCACCTTCGTTAATATTCAGGTTTGTAGAGACCTGTTCAAAGTCTGATAATACACCAGTAAGTCTTAATTCTACCTTCTTGGTAATATCCCCATCTTCATAACCATAATATGTGTTATTACTTCTTATTTCATCTGCTTTTTTGATGGAAACACCTATTCCAGTACATCCAAAGAACTGATTAACACTCTTATTTGTATAATCAATAGATGTGTTACCAGCTGATATGATGGTTCCAGTTTGGCCAAACCCTATAGTTGAGTCAACAGTAATTACTGATGCACCAGCACCGATATTATCAAGAGATCTAGTTGCTTGAGTAATATCAAAATTACCTTGAATTGTTGAATCAGAGTCATCATAACCAATAAAAAGTGCTAATTTATAGTAATTTTGAATCGTTGTTAATGCAACACCAACTCTACTAAACCCTTCAACTTCAGATATTGAAGCATTAGTGTTAACATCTGATGTTTTATAAAGTGTTTGTCCTGCTAATTTAGTAACATCACCACCAAGTGCTTCTGCAATTACAATTTCTCTTCTAACATAGTTAGCTGAAGATGGTTTTAATAGATATTCTTCTAAATTTACAACTTTTGGAGTTTCGTCATAAAGTGCATTAAATAAAATTCTGAATGATTCGTCTGTTCCTTTAGCATTATATAAGGATCTTGCTTCCTTTATAAAGGTACCTGCATTTAAATTTGCATCAAAATCAACATTCTCCAACCCTGGAGTAAGAGAAAACTTGAGTTTTTTATAAAATTCTTGTAAAAATAAAGAACTTAAGTTTTGTACATAAGTACCTGATAAGTGATCTGCGGTACTAGAAGTAGAAAATGTTAATTCTTCTTGATTTAATTCTTGATGATAACTTGTAATACCACTAAAACCACGTTTAGCACCAGTAAAACTATTAGTTGTTACTCCAGTATAAGTTATAATCTCATCATTAATCTTTAATAGACCCCATTCATTGGGGAAACCCTTTGTAGTAGAAACAGGAATTACATCACTGCTTGTAGTAATTCCAGTAGAAAGAGTTGTTTGTCCTATAACAACATCTGGAGTTAAATTATCTAATTTTAAATATTGATCTAAATTATCAGAGATGTCAATAACACCACCCTGATATTCTTGAGAAATATAATATTGCTTTAAAAATTCTACTGCATTGGGACTTTCACTCAATACATATTCAGGCAGCTGATTTTCAATAATTTGCTGAACCTTTACTTTCGGTTCAATGCCAGTTTGGATCATATTCCGATTACTCTCGTATTAATTTTCCGTTTAGATAACTTGAAGTATAGAAGTCTTTAATAAAGCTAGTTCCAGTAATTTCATCACCTGAACTTATCACATCCCTAACCATATTTATTGTACTTTTTGAGAGACTAAAATTGAGGTATAGTTCTTTTAGGCCAACTACATCATTAGATTCGGGAATTGCTTGTACTTCTACGACACCACTGTCATTAAGTGTTGATGTAATATTTACTGTACCAAGAAGAATTTCTCCTTTAATATAGTCCACTGTTCCAGCTGAACCAGAAACAGTGTTTTCAGTTCCATCATCTAATATTTCTACAATAGAAATAACACCTGATTTTAAATCTGAATTTGGAGTGTCTGTAAGGTAAACAGTTCTTGTATTACCAGATATTTTAAATCCAGTAGATTTAATATTCTTACCTGATGCGTTTACATGGAATTGATTACCATAACATAGTTCATATTGAGCAAATTGATTTACTGCTGCCTTCAAATCCCTTCTAACACGTACACGGGTAATATTAGAAGTAATGGCCGTATCAGTAGTATCAATTACTTGCTGCACTTTACTATATTTGAATCTACCACCAAATTTATTCATATCTACAGAATCTGCATATGCAGTTAATGCATTTGAAACTTTTGTTTGGAGAGCAGAAGAAGTAGAAACCTTATTTTCATCAAAATAAACTGCAGAATCAATCTCCACATATAGTATCTTAAGATCTTCTATTTTTTGATTAATACCAGATACAGAATATTGCTTTAACTGAGATAAAATCCTACCTTTGTTAAATGCAGATACATATGTACCATTTTTTGGTTTAATACTAATAGTAACAGTACCAAACTCTGGTGGATCCATTTCTTCACCACCAACGACTGCAACTGACTCTGTATCAGGGTAAATCTTCTTTACTATAGCCTCATAATCTCTAGGTGTAACCGCCCTGTACTGGGAAGAATAGATTCTAGGAGCATAATACTTAATTGAACTAATAGACTCTATTTCAGACCCATTTGTGGAGGCCTGAACGGTAGCTACAGTAGGAGTTGCTGTAAGAGTGATTGATCCTCCTTGTGGATTAACAATTCTTCCTGAAAATGAGAAACTATTGCCATTTCCGATTCCATTTCCCTGATCTCCATCAGTAATAATGTATTGAACAGTAATTACTGCGTCATTTTCTATCTTTTTACCAATTATTCCGTCACCAAACAACAATTCATACCTTTCATCTTGAACTTCTTGTATTAAAAAGATTTCTGAGGTTGCATCTACGTCTAAAATGTTGTCAACTAGTGAATATTCAACCCCAAGTGAGCCAGGTGAATCACTAGGCCCCTTAACATACACTTTTATGGTCGAAGTATCGATATTTGGGTTGTCTAAAATGAATCTTTGGTCTAATGAACCATCAAATGTGAAGACTTTGTTGAGAAATGTTCCTTCTCTTATCAAAATATTGGTAAATGATGCTACAAAAGTGCCTGGAGAGGGTTCTTTGATAGGTGTAGAGATGTCTTCCGACGTTGAGAACACATATGAGGTGTTATTTGCGTCTCCTACACACACTAAACCTGCCTTTATGGTTGCTGTAGGGGTTAAATTAAGTGAAGTTATGTTTAGACCTACATCAAATGATACTTCTGCCGTGGCTGCCGTCCTAGAGCGAGGTACATAACCTATATTTCTTGCTAATGATACAACATTTTCTCTAACTGTTGCTGAATCTAGGAAAGATTCGTTCACAACCATGTTTGAGTTGAATGCTGTAATATACGTATTATAAGCTAAGGTGTCTATAAGGACAGAAAAGTTCGATCCTTCAAAATCAAAGTCCGTAAAAGTAGAATTTGCACGGAGATATGACTTAATTGAGGTTTTTATCTGATCAAAATCAAGATCTGTAAATTTAGTAAAAGGCATATTATCTTGTTGCTTCTAGGATGAACGAATATTCTTGTGTTGGAAACTCTTGTCCTACAATATCAAAAAGAACGGTAATATTAAAAGTATTAGAATCACTATTAGGATCTACTCCAACGTCTACATTCTCTATTCGTGGTTCATAGTTATCTAATGCGATTGCTATTTGTTGCTTAATAGTAGATGCAGTACCAAAGTCTACAAATTCAAATAGACTTTTATGGACATCTGAGCCTAACAAAGGATTAAAGAAGCGTTCAGTAGGAATTGTTTGCACTATATTTCTTACTGATCTACGAATTGCATCCGCATTCTTCAATATTTGCAAATCATTTGTTACAGGATGAGGTTTAAAAGACAACGAAATGTCTTTAAATGCTCTAGATACCCTCTTAATCGCCATCGGACAAAGGTTTTTTATTATTTATACCCGTTTCCCCATAAAAAAAGTGCCCCTTTCGAGACACTTCGGTTATTTTCCTTGTCCTCTGTACTTTTTACGAGCCGAGTTGCGGGATGTGGGTGCATATTTTGAGTGTTTTCCTCTTCCTTGACGAGTTTTTTTGGGTGTCGCCTCCTTAAGTGTATTCGTACTTGAATAAATTGCCATAATTACTCTGTATTAATTTTAGTTTTGATAGTATCAGGATGTGGAAGACCTGTTTGATAAAATTGAATCGCTAAGTCTTCCATCATATCGAAGTATTCTCCTTGGGTGAGGTCTGTGTATACCTCCTTCCCATCTATAAGAATACTATATGACTCTGGTTTTTTCATGTCCCACACGCACACGTGGATCGCACCAGATTTCGAAACCTGCTTCTTTCGCATCGAGACAGAAAGAAACATCTTCACCACACATGTCTTGTACTTCGCCACTCTCGAAGACTTGCATCTTGGGTGCGAACCATGGATAAGGCAGTCCTTCGTTTTCAAATACTCCATTCTTAATAAGAAGCCATCCGAAACCTGTGTAGTCTACTGTGAAAGGTTTCTTTCTCTTTGAGATACTTTCAACTGTTTCATGATTCATGACTCCACCGTTGTTACGGAAATCATCTTCTTCTAGCCAATGAGCAACTGATGTTGTTTTTCCATCCTCTGTAGCATACCAACCTGCTGCTATATCTTTTTCCATTAGCACGAGTTGGAAGAATTTCTCAGAGTTAAAAACAATATCAGAGTCAATCCATAATTGCCAGTCATATTTTAGTTTTCCATCCCATGGAATCTGGTTAGGCCCACGGAGAACATTTGCACCTAAACATTTGCAACGGGCAAAATTCACCATTGATGAATAATCTTGAGATATCTGAATACTTGCACCAGCCTGAACCAAATCGAAGCAGAGTTGTACAAAAGATTTTAGATATTGGTATGAAACTCCTCTGCCAGGCAAGCAAAATACTATTGATTTTCCTTTTACTATTTGCTTTGCCTTATCGTAATCCCATTCCTGCACTTGCTTTTGTGCAGTCGGTGGTTTTGCCTTCACCGTGAATCCTTTAGCCATAATTGTGTTAATTCCTTCAAGTCAATTATATCACCTTATATATGCGTTGTCAATCAATTAGGTATCTTCGGTTATTATCACTTCACTATCTACAATATTCCAGTTCAATTCTGAATCTTCGAACCATCCCATCTCATTGATTATTGCTTCTGGTATAACCACTTTATACTCCCCAGTTACTGAATCGACCTCTATCGTCGAAAAAATATGTCCGAAATTTTTTTGCATTCTGAAGGGGATCGTATATGTTTTTATATAGCGAAAAAAATTTTTATATAAAGAGGAATAGTTATCTCGCTTCCGTAACACTTTGTAGGTTAGGGTAGTTAGGCGTTTTCAAACGCGGGACGGGCGAACGCCCCCATCATCGGGGGCACTGTCCAATTCACCAACTAATAAGGCATTGAGTCAACACCGTGGGCTGTCTCAATCAATCCCTTGATGTTGTCCTGTTGCAACTTCAAAACTATCTGGCTGTTCTTATTTGCTTTGCTCATTCCTAAGAATGCTTTGATGCCGTTGTTGCTTGTCAGTCTCAACCTTAGGCCTGTATCAATTTCAGAGCCGAAGGATTTGAACACAACCTTACGGCTGCTCTTACCTCTACCCTTTACCAACTCGGCCCTATAGCCATTCTTTAAAAGTCTAACAGACATAATGCCAGCATCCTCTACCATGTGTAGCTCCTTAGACTCTGTATCATTGATTGCCATGACCATCCCCGCATTGTCACGCACTAGCACCTGATGAAGCCATGCAGTTAGATTCTCTGAAGTGATTCCGTTCAGCTCCTTCTCACAGTGGTTGGCAAATGCAGAACGCATAGGCTCAACCTGAGCGGCTGCCTCAGGGGTGTTTCTGTAAAGGTCAACCAATAAGAGAAAATCACTAAAGCGGCCAGTGTCAACTAATGAATCAACTTTTGAAGTGTTCACCCAATCAAACGAACCGTTTTTTAGCCCCTTCTTATGCTTGATGCTAATGGGGACATTCCCTGCCATTGCGTCGGCCTTATTCTTAGTCCCTCCCAAGTGCTTTACCTCATCCTTGAAAATTCCTGCCTCATTCAAGAATGCGATTGTGTCAAGCTCATTTTTGATGCCTGAGTTGTGAACTGATCCGTCGGTTTTGAACATTGATTTAAATCCGTGTTTTGTGTATAAGGCCAGTATAAACGAAACGGCTCCCATTTTGGTAAATGGCAGCCGCTTTGCTTATTGGCACATGTCCTCAAATCTTTGCTTTGTGATTTCGGTTTGCTGCTGTTCGTTCATATTTGGGAACTCTTCGCAAACCTCATCAAAAATTGATTCTAGGATCATTTCGTTTTGTAGTGTGCTCATCCTTAACCCTCCTTGATTTCTGTAATTAATTCATTCATTTCTGTCAGGTCTGCCTCTCCCCAATCTGCACCGTCAGGGGTTGCACCGCATACGCTTAGATCATCCGCCACGACCTCAAGGAAAGAGAGAAAATCTGCATAGTTGTTGCTTTCCTGAGCAATCCCATAAAGTGAAGGGGTGTTATTGATCCAGAGTGCACAATTCCAAGTTGTCCAATCTGTCCAACCGTTGTAGTCTGTTTTTGTGTCTGAAAGATTGAGTGATGTTTGAACCATGGGTGGAACTCCTTTTGTGTATGTACTTATTATAAGGTGCCTTAAGCACGAATGGGGATTTTATGTGCCACCTGCTGGACTGTCTGCGGCCCACTTGACGTTGTTGAAGTTGGCATAAGAGAATAATTCTCTATCAACCAACTTATAGCTACCCCCGTCAGAATGAATGACATAGCCCTCTGCATCGATGCTCTCAATAGAATCCTCCTCAGGGTTTACAATGTATGCGTCAGGGCCCCACCTGTGGCGGCACTGACTTAATGCTATCATCTTTAAAGTCTTAACGCTCAACCAAAATGAAATGAGCTTAGGATTGTCAAACTGATCAGGGTCTATCTCCTTACCGTCACGGATATAGCTATTTAATTCTTTCATGATCTTCTTAGCCTCTTTGGCGGATGCGAACACCACCAACTGAGCCATGGCCCTCACGAAACCAAGGTACATGCCAAAATCAAACTTATTGCCAAAACGGTTGTAAGAATCAATAGCCGTACCTGCATGGGGTTTCACGAATAGGCACATTTCAGTCCCTTCCAAATTTTCCAATAGGGGTTTGGCCTCTGCATCCCTTAGGTCACAGTCGGCTGTATATTCAGTATGAGGGGCCACAATAATATTCTCCATAACAACGGTGCCATCATCGTGCATGTCAAAATCATACTCAATTGTATTAGGGGTATATTGGCCCTCACCCCCAAAGCCGATGAAATCACCCTGAATAATAGAATCAGTGTCAGGGAGACAATCAAAACACTCATGCAGTATCTCGGCCACCTGGCCGTTGTGGTTTCTGTCTATGTCCTCATGACTCTCATTGATTTTGATTTTGATCTTATTAAATACGGATTTTGTCCCCACGAACTGGCGGCCTGTGGCTGGGTTCTTACCCCATACTATGGCTGGTGCCCCATCATACTTGACAGAGATTTGCTGTTCCATTAAAAAAGCATCTAAAACAGATAAATCACCTGTCAAGATGCTGTCCTCAGGGTGCTCAATGTGAAGGTTTTTTGTCATAACAAAATCAGGAAAAATGTTTGTTGTGGGTGAGGTAGCAGATGTCTGACCTTAAGGTCTCAGGGATGCCAACCTCTTCCACTCTTATAATATAACACGAAAAAGCCCCCTTGCGGGGGCTGAGTGGACAGTTTACGAAGCGGTTATGGTATCAAAGAATTCTTGGGGTTGCTCCTTTGCTAACACTCCATCTAACCACTTGTTAATATGACGTGAGGTTGTCACTGACCAGAATTTGGAAGTTCTGTAGTAACCGTTATCACTCAAGCATGCCACAGGTGTTTTGTATGAGAATAAAACCTGATACCCGTTGTTAAAATCAACTTGGGTCATGTTTGAAGCGATTGGTTGAAGTCGCATGTTTGCTCCTTTTGTTTACTCTTATAATATACCAATAAAAAACCCCCTGTGGGGGGTTTGGTGGTCAGTTTCTAAACTGTCCATGCTTTGACGGTTTTGACTGCCTGTGCATGGTAGGGTTGAACTGCCT